ATTGCCGCCAAGCGCGCGCGGCGTCGGCGTCTCGCCACCCACGCTTTGGCCGGCCACCGCGCTTCCTGTGAGTGCGCCCTTGATCCGCGCGCCGATGCCGGATGCCCATCCGAGCATCTCGGACAGCTTCGATTTCATGCCGTCCCAAAGCTGTTGCAACATTTGGGCGCCGATGGAGAATAAATCCGCGGCGCCCTGTCGGATCGTGGAGGCAATATTGACGCCGAGGCCGGAAAGCCACGCGGTGACTTCGGCAATCTTAGTCCTAACGCCGGCCTCGAAAGCGATCAGGGCGGCGTTGAAACGACGTAGCCCGTCGATGCTGTTTTCGGCCCATCGCTTGAAGGCCTCCCAATTGGCGTAGATCGCGTAGCCTAGCGCTGCGAGGCCGATCACGATCGCCGCAGCCCATCCGCCAAGCAGAATGAAGGCGCCGATAAGCAGCTTCACGGCGGCCGCGGCTGCTGCAAAGCCTGCCACGAGACCGCCGAGTGCAAAGCCGAGCGGGGCAAGCACGGCAAGGCCCGCGCCGATATAAGTCAGCCATTTCAGGGTCTCGGGGCTGGTTTCGGACAGGTTCTTCAGCGCGTTGGTGAGTTGATTGATGAAGGTGATCAGGCTTGGAAACACCACCTTGCCCAAGGCCACAGCCAAGCCTTCGAGCGCCGCGGTCAATTCATAGACCGGGCCGACGATGCCCTTGATGGCAATCTTGTAGCGGTCCGCGGTAAAGCCTTCGGCGTTGCGCACGACGTCGGACTTGATCCTGTCGAGGTCGGCCGCCAGCACGGCCTGCATGCGCGCGAAGTGACGGCCCTCAAAGATCTGCGAAATGTCCCCCATCGTGGCCTTGCCTTCTGCCATCTTCTTTTTCAGGTCGGTGAAGAATCGCATGAGGTCGATTTTGGTGCCGGCGGCGATGATGCTGTCCTGCACGTTTTCCGCGATCGCGCTTGCGTCTACCGCCGAGCCGGTCGCCAACATGCGCTCCTGCAACAGGGCCTGAACCTTGGCGGCGAGCTTGAGCGGGGCGTTTTGCAAGGCAGGATCCTCGACCAGGGCGTCGATCTGCGCCTTGAGCGGTGCTGCATCGATGCCGCCGGCGAGAAGGCCTGAGATGATCCGGTCGGAGGTGATTTGCTGCTTGCCCTGGATATAGTCGTTCAAATTGAGTCCAGCGCGCTGCAAGGCGGCAAGCCCGCCCTTTGGCATTCTGACCATGCGCACGATCGCCGAGCGGAGCGCAACGCCCGCTTCCGAGCCCACGACCTTGTTCTGTGCGAAGGCCATGGCGATGGCGGTCACGTCGTCGATGGTGGAGCCGGTCGCACCCGCCGCACCCGCCACATATTTGAACATTTCGCCCATGTCGCGCAGCGAGGCCGTGGTCTTGACCGCAGCGTAGGAAATCCGGTCGGCGAAGGTCGTGGTCGAGCGCCCCGCCTGCTCGAGGGTTTCCTTCGGCATCTGAAAGGCATTCAGCGAGGCCGCGATGATCGTCGCCACATCCGACGGCTTCATGTCGCCCAGGATCGCGGTCGCAAGCGTTGAGTCCATCGCGCCCAGCATCTGCTTCCAGTCGAGACCGGCTTTCAGAAGCTCGGTGCCGGTGCGGATAATCTCGGTGGCACTCTGCGGGTATTTGGCGTTCAGGACGTTCGCGATCTTTTCGAATTCCGCTCGCTGCGCGGCGGTGGCTTCGCCAAGCGCCTCCAGCATGTTGCCGGCCTTCTCGAATTCGAAGGCGGCTTTTGCCCCGATCGCGCCGATAATCGCCATCGGTGCCGAGACGGCGGTTGCCATGGCATGGGTATGGCGTTGGAGCGCATGCGCGTTGGCCGCAACCTGCTTGGCATTGCCGAGCGCGACGGTAGCCCGGCCGGCTGTTTGCAAAGCGGCGAGAGACCGCGCTGCCGCCCGCGCCGGGCCGGACACGCCGTCGATCAGGCGCACGACCAGGCGCGAGGTAAGGTCGGGCATTGCGGGCTATCGTCCGATATTGGCCTTGGCGATCCGCGCGGCTTCTTCGTGCCAGGCGCAGACCTCGGCCCAGTCCATGTCGAGCAGGTTTGTGATCGGCGTCGCCAAAATATGTGCCGTTTCGGCTACGACGCTTCGCCATCCTTGTGGCGAAGCTTCTCCGGCAAAAAACCGAGCAGCACTCCCGAAAGCTCCAGGACGTCCTCGGCGTCGAGCTCGTCGATGGCGGCCTCGGGCAGGCCGTTGATGGCGGCGAGGAGAGCGAGGGACGCGGCAATGTCGCCCCCGCCTTCATTCTGCACCCGCTCCAAAAGCCGCATGTCCTTGGCCTTCGGCCGGCGGAGCTTCAAATCCGTGACCGTGGTCTCATTGCCGGCAGCGTCCTTATAGGTGACGGGGAACAGCAGCGTGTAGGCCGCGGCCTGCGATACGGGGGTCGGCGTTTGCATCTTCGCATTCATGGACGGTTTCTCCCCTTATCGCTCGGCGGTTGCGGCGCGCGGAATGCGAAGAATGGTGTTCGTGGTCTGGCCTTCATCCGAGCCGTTGATGCGCAGCGTGTTCGACCAGAAATCCCAGAACCACTTTTCCTGGTTGTTGAAATACACTTCGTAATGCGTGACCTCGTGCAAGGCATAATCGGTCGCCATCAGGTCGCCCCGCTTGAAGGCGTCGCTTTCGATCTTGCCAAGGCGGGCCTCCATGACGGCGCGAAGCTCGATCGACGCACCGGTGCGGCGGTCGCGGATCTCGCCATAGGCCGTATAGATGTGCTTGATCCGCGAACCGAGCCCGAACTGGGTCAGCAATTCCGGGTCGAACCCGACCAGCTTGAAGGTCGGTTCCAGCTTCTTGATGCCGACCTCGATTTCGATGCCGACCTTGGAGCCGCCCGGCATATGGTCCTGATACTCGGCTTCCAGGCTCGGGAGCTTCAGCTCCTGCAGGGTCAGATGCTTGGAGTTCTTTGGGTCGTGATCGCCGCAGAACAGATTGGCGGCTTCGAGGACATAGAGCGTGCTCACGTTCTGCTCCTATAACGGCAGGAATTGGAGAACCGCGTCACGCGGCGAGGTCGATCTGAGACAGGAGGTCGTCGAGGAGGACGTCCAGGGCGGCGCGGTAGCGCGCCGAGCGGATACCAAGATGACGCAGCACCGGCGGCTCTTCCGCGGCGAAGTCCACGGTGAATTTGCCGAGCCGCAATTGCTCCGGCGAATTCTGGTCGCGGGTAAAGCCGACCTTGTAATCGATGATGTCGCCATCGGCTTTGAGGTCGCGCAGCGCAAAGCGCATGGTGTCGAGCACGTCCTGCACCGTGCCGTAGTCGATGTTGCGGCGGCCGAGGAATCCGCGAAGCGTGCGCAGGAACATCAAGTGGATGAAATCGCGGCCGCGCACGATATGGTAGAATTGCCAAAGCGGGTCTTCGGAGCAATTGTCGGTGCCGATATAGACGAAGCCGCCGGACGCGATAGCGGTTTCGACGCCCATTTCGCCGCGCACCACGATGCCGGCATTTTGCGAGAGCAGGACTTGGCCTTCGGTCGCGCCATCGGTGAGCGAGAACTCGATCGGGCGGTTCGGACCGACGATGCCCTGCACCGGCTGGTTGGCCCAGGAATGAAAGGGCCGACCGCCGAATTCCTGATCGCGGCGCACCGCAATGCCGATCACCCGGGGCGAAGCGGGTTTCACGATCGGATTGACGCCGACCTTCACCGCGGTTTCGACCGGGATCAGGCGATGGCTCTGCATGGTCTCACGCCAGTCGGTATAGGCTTGCTGCGTCGTCGCCGGCCCGTCGAGCACGGCCACTGCAAGCAGCTTTTCCAGCACCGGGGTGAGGGCGGCGCAAACCGGATTGGCAAGAATCTCGACGGTCGCGGTCGCAGTCGGAAGCTCCTTTTCCGGGTCGTCGCCGCCGCCCGTAAACGACACCGTGAGCAATCCGGAGAGATGGGCGCCCGGATGGTCGATGACGAGTGACACCACCTTGCCGGCATTATCGCCTTCGCCGAGCACGGCATGGGCCTCTGGCAGGATTTTCCCGGGATCGTTGCCGCCGCCTGAAAACTCCACGGCCGGGGCCTCGGTCAAGTTTGTCCCTTGCGTGCCGAGCACCAGCGATCCGAGCCCCTGATATTGCTGCGACGTCAGGCCAGGCACCGCGATCAGACGCGGGATCACGCCCAGCACGGGACCGGCCAGGGTGAAGGCCCAGATGCCGGTTTTTTGAGCGGACGATCCGATCGCATTGGCGATTGTGGCCCAGATATCGGACCCCTGTTCGATCCGCACGATCACGACCAGCGCCGCGACCTGGAATTCGCCGAGCTGCGCGTTGATGCCCTCGATTGCGTCGGGGAGTGTTCCGGTTAGACCGAGCGCGGTGAGCTTTGCCTTGTCGTCGCTGTAGAGGACGACCGGCGTGTTGACCGGAAACACATCCGCGTTGGCCTGCGGGGCGGTACCGACAAGCCCGACCACGGACATGTCGCTGACGATCGCAGGCCGCGGTTGGTTATCGACCCGCGTGATCGAAATGCCGAAAGTGGGAGAGGACATCAAGCTAGCTCCGCTGCAAAGCTGGAAAAGAAAAGGACCGCGCGTCGCGGCCCTTTGTGGTGCATATTTGCGCGCGAACTCGCGCCTTGTTGGTCATCGTGCCGCTGGCATCACGAGCTTGCGCACTGCCTCTCGCAAGGATGATCATCAATTTGCGGGCGTTGGGTTATGGTCCTAATTGTCGCGGCAGGTTTGAAGCTAACGACCGGGTGTATATAGAAGGGATCAACGCGATGATTTCAGAATCCACAATCACCTGTCCGAAATGCGCTCATAAATCCTTGGAGCGAATGCCGACCGACGCCTGTCAGTTTTTCTATGACTGCAAAGAGTGTGGTGAGCGGTTAAAGCCATTAACCGGCGATTGCTGCGTTTTCTGTTCCTATGGCGACTTTCCATGCCCGCCGATCCAAGAAGGCGTGAGTTGCCACCGGCCTTGACAACGATCGCGCGTCGAGTCGCGGCACGGTTCAGCTCAGGGCTCGAAAGCTGCGTCGATCTGCGCAAAGCTGTCGATGACCTGATTGTCGATAGCTTGGACAACTTCAGCCTCCTTCCCGAAACAGGCCTGGATGTGGGCGGCGACGGCGAGCGCCACCGTTTCGATTTGGGCAGCGCCGATGGTGACGAAGGAGCCGGAGGCAATCTTCCATTGCGCAGTGAAGGCCGGATTGCGTTGCGCTTGCAGATAGGCGCCCTGGATCAGCGCCTTTGAGCGGTCGTCGGTCGCAACAGCGAAGCCGCCGATCGCTATGCCGCCGGTCTCCTTGCGCCAGCGTGCCGTCGCGGCATAGGCGCGTAAAGCTACGGCATCCGGCATGGGCTCCGCATAAGCCGCGATCGGATAGCTGCCGGTTTGCAACAGGGCACGGACCTCGTTCGTCAGCGGGGCGTCGTCGTCCGGCTCATAGGTGAACGGGAAGGTTTCGCCGCCTTGCGTGACGTCCATGTCGATCAGCACGCCGTGCGGAACGGCATAGCGAAGATTGCTGATAGTGGTGCTCATGCCGTTCTCACGAAATAGCCGGCGCCACGGGTTTGGTTCGTCGTCAACTGGTTGATCTGATGTCCCGACACGTTCATCCAGGTTCCCGGTAAGCTGCCGGCCCCGGTGTCCAGTGTGAAGGCGCCGCTGAAGCTGTCGAACCCGAACACGGCGCGCCGCAAATTCGACCCGGCAATGGATGCGCCATCGTTCACTCCGCCGGAATTATTCTTGAGCGCGAGGATGAGCGTTCCGACGGGATAAGACGAGGACGGCGGAATTGGCTGAAACTTTGTATTGCCTTGCGCTACGATCGCCTGCGCAGTGCGCAACGGCGTCATCACTTTGGCATTGTCGGTGCCTCCCTCGGCCTCGGCCTGGGACGCTGCCGGCACGTCGATCGTACGATCGGCGGAAAGGTCGCCGCCGCCCGTCGCAAGCCCGGAGGTCTGGATCTGCCGCGCCGGCGGAACGCCATCGGGCGCAAGAACGGCCACGGCTTGCGCCACCCGGAGCGGCGTCATCGCCTTGGTGTTGTCGATGCCCGTTTCGGCCTCGTTTTGGGAAGCCGCCGGCACGTCGATCGTGCGGTCGTCGGAAAGACTGCCGCCGCCGGTTGCAAGGCCGGATGCGGAGATGGTTCGCGTCGCCGGCACCTTGCCGGCCAGCGCATTGGCGATGGTGGTTGCGAAACTCGAATCGTTGCCGAGCGCCGCCGCCAATTCCTGCAAGGTGTCGAGCGCGGCCGGCGCGCTGTTCACAAGGTCGGCGATTGCCTGGTCGATCTGCGCTTCGATATTGAGATCGATTGCGCCGACCGTGTCGTCGCCCCGCCGCCAGAACAGCTTGCCGTCAGCTTCATTGATCGCAATCTGGCCGCTCTCAAGCGACGCCGGGACGGCGCCCGGCGTGGACGACCGCAAAAGCTTGATTCGTGCCGGCATTTAGAAAGTCCCGTCGTCGATGATGCCCTGCACCAGATCGTCGATCTGGTCGGCAAGCGCCTGGACGGCCTGCACGGACGAGGCGATTTCCGTCTGCATCGTGTCGAACTGTGCCTCGATCTCGCTCATGCGGTTCGTGGTGTCGGCGAGAAAGTTGAGGAACGTCGTGTTGATGCGTTCCAGCGCCACCGCGGTAATCTGGTCGACCGCGGTATCGATCTTTTGACCGTCGAGCTCGCGCGCGTGCAGGCGCAAATCGAGTTCCTGGAACCGAACGTTCCAGAATTCCGGGTCGCCCAGATTGTCGCCGCGCTTGACCCGGTAAACGTCATATCGGATCGACATGTCAGTCGAGCGCTTCGACTTGCGTGATGGCGTCCCCAATAGCTTCAGCGACCTTGCCCTTGACCATATGAGAGTCGAATGGTCGCAGCCGCACGCCGTTGAACGCCACCGTCCGGCTGAGACGAATGCGATAGAGCCTTTCCGGCTCGAATGAAGCCGGGTTCTGCTTCTTGACGGTCCTGCTCATGGCTTATCCCCTTAGAGCGCCCAATGGATGCGCTCGGCGGCATGGAACATCGATGCCGGCGAGTTGGTCGCGCCGTCGATCACGATGGTGAACCCGGAGACGGCGGCGCCGAGCTGGAAATTGAAAGTGCGCTCGATCCGCCCGTCGGCGGCGCTGACCACCCGATCGCTCACCACATCCGGCGTTTCGTCAGTGCCGCCGATGCGCAGCCGGCAGCTGCAATCATGCGGGGTGTCGTCAAAATACTCGAGCAGGAGCCGCACGAAGATATTGTTCGATGCCGCAGCGAGCGTGATGGGTGTGGACACATGTAGAAACGAGGTTTTGGGCCGCGAAACCGACAGGCGCGATCCGCCGAGCATCAGGCCGGGCTGCATGTCGCGGGTGCCGATGAAGCGCGCGCGGAATTGCACCAGGGGCGGCGCGCCGTTGAGCGCCGGCGGGCCGCCGGATGCAAGCGGCACCCAATCGCCGCCCGGCGCCTTGATCTCATAGACGAGTTCGGTCGATTCCGGCGCGATCGTGCCGGCCAGGATATCGATCGCCCGCATGCCGCCGTCGAGGTTGATGGGTTTCAGTTCGATTGCGACCTGCGGCGCGTTGAACCGCGCACCCCAAAGCTCGATCATCAGGTCCTTGGTGAGATCGCCGTAATAATAGGCGCCGTCGGTCGAGTAGAAGAAGGTGCCGTCGGTGTAGCTCTGCCCATAGGCCATGCCGACACGATGTGCGGCATTCGAGGTGAGCACCAGCGCATAGCGCCCGCCGGCGCGCAGGAAAGCAGGCATCACCTGCACCCGGTTCCAGGCATTCTGAAACAGCGCCGTATGCGGGACCGAAATGTGCAGAATCGCCTTCGACAGATCGGGGACGCCGTTTGCTGTTTCACACAGGGTCAGATGGACGGCTTCGTCGGCGCCCTTGGCGGTGAGGTAAAAGCCGAGCTTGGTCAGCCACATGTCGTTCGAGACCAGGAAGGACTGCGCGACCTGGGCACCGACGATCTGGTGCTCGATGACGATATGGTCCCAATAGGTCTCGTCCCAGGCGTCGATGAACATCTCGACCAGGCGGGTTTTCTTGTGCTTGCGCACCTTGTCGGGGTCGAGCACGAGGAAGCTTTCGCCGTCCTTCTTGAAGATTCGGGTCGCCGGGTCGTATTCGCCCGAAAGCCACCATTGCTTGCCGCTCGAAACCTTGAATTGCGCGCCATAGCGGATGCGCTGGCGCGACATCGTGCGCTGGACGATATCGTGGGTCTGGAAACCGTACTGGGCGATGCCGAGATCGGAATGCATGGGACCTACCTGCAACTTCAGCACGTCCGTATAGGCCGGTAGCAGGAGCCCATTGCTCAATCGCGCGTTGGGATCGTTTGACGAGAACACATCCATCTCGGCCGCGCTTTCGTTCGCCGGGGCAAAGCGCAGGCCTTCCTCGATCCGGGCGTCGTAGCCGAGACTCTGCGTGTTCTGCGCGTCGCTCTCCTCGTCATCGAGAAATCGGTCGGCGCCATAGGCAGAGGCATCGTCCGGAAGCTCCAGCCGCTCCTTCATGCGGGCGATGTCGACATAAAGGCTCGCAATCTCGGTCATCTCGCCCTTCTGGCGGATCTGATTGGCGAGAGCGGCAAGATCGGACGCAAGAGAGGCGACCCGCGGCTCGATCTGGCGGCGGAATTCCTCCAAGGTATCAGTGCGCTGGTCGAGGGCTTCGGTGGAGGCGACCGCGTTGTCAGTCAGCATGGTCACCGAGAGAACCTGCGTCGGATCGAGCAGGACATGCGCCACGGCGACATGCGCGACGGGAATCGCGGGCGGCTGCGGGTCGGGGCTTTCGCTGCCCGCCGTGAAGGCGAGCACCGCATCGCGCGCGCGGGTCAGCGCCACGCTGTCGGGTTCGGTCTGATTGGTTTCGACGTTGACGAGGAAGTCGCGCTCAGTGACGTCGGTATCGTTTTCCTGACCGAACACCGACACCGCGACAATGCGCTTCGAGGCTGCGGCAAGATACGGCACCATGCTTTGGGTGAGGCTCGAACCGCGCGCGAAGACGGCACCACCCGCCTGATAGAATCGTCCCGGAGCTACCGCGATTTCGGCCTGCGCGCTCTTGGTCACGTTAAAGCCGGCATAGCGATGGCTTTTGGTGACCGCGTCATCGACGATGTGCTCGAACGACGCGCGCGCGAAGGATTGCAGATTGTTGTGATCGGACGCGGTCTGTTCCTGATAGTCACGAAAGATGACCTGCTTTTCCACGGCCTCTTACCTTTGGCTTGGGCGGCCGACGACGAAACCGTCGATACCGGCCAGGAAAATCGTTCCCGCGATGATCTGCGCCCGCGGCGCGTAGCGGATCATGAGGCGATCAGAGGCGCGCTTGGCTGCGATCAGCGCGCGCCGCGCATTGAGGGTTCGGTTGCGATCATGCGGCAGCCAGAATTTTGAGCGCCGCAACAGGATGCCTTCGCCGGCGGCAAACCTTTTGCGGGTTGCCGGCATCGAAAGCTGGACATGAGCGGTATGCGCTGGAAAGCCATAGCGCCCGATGCCCATGAACTGGATCGCTGGCCGTCTGACGATGCGGCTGCCGTCAGCAATGGCAAAGCGCCAATAGATGCGAAGCGGCGCCGACGATGGGCGAAAATATCCGCCACGGACATAATGGCCGGAGAACACCCCGGCATCTCTGAGCCCCCCGATCTTGATCCGCTCCGGCTCCGAAGTGACCGCCTCGAGATGCGGTCCGACCGGCGCCCGCCAATGATCGCGCGTCTTTGGCGCAATCGTCACGATCCGCCGCCACGCCTCCGACGGCTGAAAGAAGCGGGCATTGAGGGCGGAGCGCACGAATACCCGCCGGCCGCCTTGCGCCTTGATGTGAAGGCGAAACCAGCTGCCGTAATCGCTTACCCGAGTGTCGGTCTCCGTGCCGCCAACCACCCAGCGCGCCCGACGTTGCAAGCGCTTGAACGCGGTCGATGGCACCGGGAAAGCCGCTGGAAAGAAGCTCGCGAAATGATAGCCGCCGGCATGCAGCGCGAGTCCGCGATGGCCGCGCTCGCGCATCCGCCAGGTGCGCACCTGCGGCAGCCCGGACAGCCAGGCCTCGCGCTGCGCGCGCGTGAGGCGGGGTCCGGAATAGACGACCTGGGGCGGTGCGATCACCGACAGCGGGCGCGCATCGACATAGGGCAGATAAGAGTGGATCGCGGCGAGCGTGCCCTTTTCCCGGTGCATGCGCACCGCGTTGGCAATGATGCTGCGCTTGCGCGTCAGGCTCCAATCCTCCGACCACAGATCGACTGAAAAGGCATGGGCCAGCACCGGCAGGAAGGCTGGCGGACAGGCCCAAGGATCCCAGACCTCGCGCGTCGGTGCGTTGATCGCCTCGAGCTGCGTCGACAGCGCGGCAAGCGCCTTGTTGAGGGGCGTCTCCGAGGCCGGAAGAATGTGATCGTGATAGGGGATCATGGTTCGACCTCGACCGCGATCGTGATCTCGCTGCAGAACGCGGCCTGAGACGGCCCGATGGCGATGTCACCCGTGGGTGCCGTGCGCCGCACCCGCAGCACGTTGCCGATATAGGCCGCGCCTTCGATGGCGTTGGCATAAACGGTCGCTCCGATGGCATAGCGCGCCTCGGAGGCCTTGCGCACCTGCTCCTCCGCCGCCGCTGCGATCACAGCCGGCGCAGGCCCACGCGGCAAGGTGATCGTCAGCGCAATTTCGTAGGGGATGATGTCCGCCGGCGCCACGCTGACAATATCCGTCAGCGGCTTCACGTTTGGCGCATGCAGCGCCTCCCGCACGCGATCGCAGACCTCGTCCGCCGCAGGTGCCCCATCAGGCCCGAGCAAATACACCGCAGCGCGCCCGGGAACGCCATGCACTCCCGGCCCGAGCACCGCAATGTCCCGCGCCTGCGGCCAGGCTTTAGCCGCATGATAGACGTAAGAATCCGGCGATCCGGCCGCCGGGACTGCGAATGAAGTGAGGTAGCGAAGAAGGAGAGATGAATCGCTTTCCAGCACCGCCGGTGCGTCGAGCGTTGCCGGTTCGATCACAAGGCGCTGGACATTCGCTCGGGCGGCGATGGCGTCGAGATCGCTGCCTTGTGAATAGGCCGGAAGCACCGCG